CCCCTTTATTGACCTTATGCACCTTCCATATCTGAATGAATCAACCGGCTTCAAACTTCCTATAGGAAGTCGTAGAAGTTCGTAGTGAATATTCTGCGGGGATAAATAAGGTAGTCTCATAAGTTCCCCGTCATACGGTATATTGCCCTCTAAGAAAGAAATGCGCTGATAAATTTCCCTGTTTAGCCAGTCGGTCGGAACCATAGTTTGCGAGAACTTCTCTACCATAGATTGTATCGGATCCTGCTCCATAAACTCCTCATGCAGCTCTGCCAGAATCTTACTGCTTTCCTCGCTGAGTACTTGATATTGCAGTGCGTCGTAGTCTCCTGCACATAAGTCAATCTTAAAGGCTATCTCTGCCCATATCTGGTCTATTACGTCGCCTGTTAGGTCTTTCCAGATGTTCTTTTTATGCTTCTTCACGCCTACCGGTAAAGGATAAAATCTTCGGTTTCCTGTTTCATCCCGGAGGAACTCATCCTTGTTACTGGTCCCAAAGAACACGCATTTTCGTTTGTGCTCTATGCTTCGCCGTCCGTAAGCTTCTCTGTGATAGGAGCTCTTCATAGATAGGAACTGCTTAATGTCTTCAGATTCCTGTTTATTAAGCGCTGCAAGCTCTCCCATCTCCACAATCCACTTCCCGGCAATTGCCTCTTCGGCTTCCTTTCCAACAGTTCTCGCCTTAAAGTCTGCAAACCAATCCTTTCCAAGTTTCTCCAGTATGGTGCTCTTTCCTATGCCTTGTTCCCCGCTAAGGATAAGCATATTGTCGTACTTCGCGCCGAACTTGTATGCCCTTATGGCGCAAGCCAGTAAAGTCTTTAATGTCACTTCCCTTGTATAGCAGTTATCCTCTGCACCTAAGTAGTCGATGAAAAGCGTCTCTGCACGCTCTACGCCGTCCCATGTCAGAGAATTCAGATAATCGGCAACAGAGTTAATCCGGTTATTCCGAAGAACATTGGTTAAAGCGGTATAGCATTTATCCTTGTGGTAAACTGCGTAAAAGGTTTCAATGTATCCGATGAGCCCGCAGTCATCTTCATCCGTCCATTCATGATAGCCTGTCTTATCCCATGGCACCGCACCTCCGCAGTAATTCCGCCCGGTAAATGCATCAGAGTATATCTTTCCTTTAATGTTGAAGTCGTTCTGCATGATAGTCTCTAAGTTCCGGATGGTGGGAAGTACACGGCCGTCTTCGTTCCGTTTCAGTTTGGCCATCCAAGACAAGTCTTCTTTCGTGAGATCTTCCGGATTGTCCCCCTCTTCCGTTTCTACCATTTCAAAGGCCTTCATGCGCTCAAGGTCCAAAGTAGTCCTTGCTGTAGTGTCATTATTTACGAAACTGCACATGGCCTTAAATGACGGCTTATTTTCTTCCTTTGTATTTGGACTGGCCTTCTCGTCAAGGTCTCCGAACTTATGGAGTCGAACAAGGTCGAAGGCATTTACCAGTATTCCGCTGATAGGATCCGTAGCATGATGAGAATACATGAAGGTGTCATTGTCATATAAAACTGCGCCGCCTGTCGTACTTCCGTCTGCATAGGTGTATCTGTCCGGTCTATCCGTTGGAACATAAATACCGTTTAGGAAATGCTCTATAGCTGAGGGAATATCGTAGGCTTTACAGAATGCTCCAATAAGCCCGGACTTCTCCAGGGGATTTCCCTGCTTTGTAATTTCCCTTCTAATGAGAAGGTTCTCACTTTGGCACTTTGGCCACTCTGCGACGTTCTTCCAGTCATGATACAGTCCTAGAATCTTCCCCGCATTTACCTCTTCCCCGTTAAAAACCTTGTAAACATAATCAGCACCTTTACAGATGGACGGGAAGTACATAAGTCGGGAAGCTTCGAATGTCGTAGGATCGCAGAGGTCGATTCCTATCCTGCTGCCTAACATCCTCGCTATCGGCTCGTATTCCTCTTTAGAGCAGTCCACTTCTAAAGGGAACACGATTCGTAGCCTCGGTTTTGCAGTTTTATGCTTTCTCGTGCTGTAAACAAGCGCCTTGTAGCCAAGTAGATCTAACGCGCGGTAAACCTCATCCGTGTCCGACTCTGCCATGTTATCAAGGTCTAAAGTGATAAGGCTCCGGCTAAGTACATTTTGCGCTTTCCGTATGCCGTCCTTTAAAGTACCGCCTACGAAGCCACCGACGTCCTTAAGCGCGTCCTGCCTGTCCTTAGAAAGCGCCAGATACTCGTCCATTGTTTCTTTGCCTACCTTGGGAGTTTTAAAGAGCTCGAGGAACTTCTCCCAAGTGACGGCCTTTTCTTTCCAATCTTTACTTTTTCGGCTTTTGGCCGTACTAATCCTTTTGATAGAAGTATCCATCGAATCCAGCTCCTTTAAGAATGAGTCCTTTTGCCCAAGGTATAGGAAGGGCGAAAATATTGCATAGCGCGTCCACAGTGAGACTTTCGTCTGCTTCCACGATTATTTCATCGTGGACATGGAAAACCGGCTGTAAATTGCGTTCTGCTATCCTATCAAGAGTCACGCATAAACAATCCCGGGCAATGGCCTGCACGATGTTCTCCACAAGCTTCCCTCCGAAGGTCTGCTCCTCTCCCCATTTCTTCGTAGTTTGGTTCTGAGAGAAAAAGGTTAAGACCTCATTTCCGAACCGTCCTATTCCGATAAAGGGCTTACAGTAGAAAAGCTTTCGTGTGCTTGGTAGTTCGATTGTGAGGAATCGAAGGCCATTGTTTAAGTCCTCTTCCAGCCTAAAGATTAATCCGTTGTAGGTTCTCGCCCTTCCGTCCTTTGTAGTGGCCATAGCGCACTCTCCGACCTTGTACCAAAGCTTTACAATGTTCTTATTGGCATTCCTCCATCTGGTCACGATTTCCGGAAGCTCCTCTTCTGTTAGGCCCATATCTAAAGCCCCCATAGAAATAAGAGCGTTCGTTCCGCCTTGATAGCCGAGAGCCAAAGTCGCAACCTTACCTTTCTGCCGTAGGGCATATTCCGGATTTCCTTTTGTAATCTTTTCAATAGGAACATGGAACATCTGAGAAGCAGTCGCTTCATATATCTTTCCGTGTGTTGCAAATACCTGATTTACCCATTCTTCCCTCGCAAGCCATGCTATAACTCTCGCCTCAATAGCGGAGAAGTCTGCAACAACATACTTTTTACCGTTCTTTGGTATGAAGGCAGTACGGATAAGCTGTGAAAGCGTGTCTGCTATGCTTGGATAGATAAGATCCAGCGTTTCATAGTCCCTTGCCTTCACAATCTCCCGAACATCAGCTAACGGCTCTAAGTAGTTACGGGGCAAATTCTGCATCTGCACAAGACGGCCACTAAAGCGCCCGGTCCTTGCCCCGTAGAACTGGGAAATGCCTCGAACTCTTTCGTCCTTACATACTGAGGCTTGAATCGCATCGTACTTTTTTACCGATGTTTTCCCTAACTGCTGCCTGATTTCTAAAGCCCTGCGGACCTTCGGCGGGAGATCTCCAGATAAAGCATCCTGCACATCCTTCTTCTGAATACTCTTAAGCTCTATGCCCTCTGCATTTACCCAATTAAGCATCTGGGAAGGGCTGTTTGGATTATCTAAGCCGGTTAAGGCTATAGCTTCGTTTGTAAGTCTTTCCACACTTTCTTCCTGTATGGCTAATGCTCCGGTAACAAGATGAAGATCCACACCTACGCCGGTATAGTTCATAAGAACATCCCTTCGCCATCTCTCCCATTCAAGCTCCGGAACAGGGAAGGAAGAAAGCTTTCTTTCTATCGCCCTCTCCGCTTCTACATCCTTCATGTTGTATTCTTTAAAGAGATTCCATTTATCTGCGTCAGGCTTATAAGGACCAAGACAGAAGTATTTAATTAACTGCCTACCTATCGCAAGCTTCTTCTTATCTTCCGGTAGTCCTACAGCCTCTCCAGTAGCTTCCAAACCTGCAGGAAAACCTAAGTACATTGCATGAATCATGTCGCATTGCCACTGCTCTATAGGTGTTTCATATCCCGCCCTATTTAAGCAAAGCCACTCGAAAGATGCGTTATATGCGTGCTTGATTACCTCTTTATCCTGTAAAGCCTGTAAAAGAAAAGAGGGCATTTCCTCCCCCTTTTCTAAGTCGATAACTTCCACAGGCTCATCATCGAAGGCATAGGCTAGGAGCATAATGCGAAACGCTTCTGACTCTGCATATTTAAAGGCTCCGCATTTTCTAATGTCCACATCCGAAGATGTTTCAATGTCGATACTTAAATGTCTCATAGCCTCCCTTTCTGATTACAGAATGTCGTTTACATCGTCCTCCGCGAACTCGAAGCCGTCTCCGAATGCGCTTTCTGCTGTTACCTGTACTCCTCCTAATGGCTCTCCATCACGAACAAACTGAATGCCGTTCAGTCCGCAGGCAATACCCTTGTTGCCGTTCGAGTTGTAAGCATAGAAGTTAATGTTTGCTCTTACATAGCAACCACTGTATACCGCAGTCTGGTCTAAGATCCGCTGCAGGTTCTTATCTACTACTAATGGCGGACGGTTCTCATTGGCTTTAGCGGTAATGATGTAATGATCGTGGCACTCCTCGCCGTACGGCTCACCGTCTGTAGGACGAACTCCGTCACCGTCTACGAACGCAATAGTAAGCTTTGGCGGGATTTTACCCCCGAACTTAGAATCTTTTCCTAGCTGCTTAGCTTCCTCGATGGCGTCCTCTACTGCCTTAATGGTCTTCGTATCAGACTTTGGAACCAGTAAAGTAGCTTGATACTTAATATTGCCGGATAAGTCTGCTGCCGGCTCAAAGATGTGTGCATAAGATAATCTGACAATTCCTGTAGTAATTGCTGTTCCCATAATTAATTTTCTCCTTCTTCTGTAAACATGGACTTAACGTCCTGAATTGATGGTCTTATATCACTGGAAAGCGTAAGTGTCGGCTTTCCTTGCGATTTTGTTACATACTCCCCAACTAAGGAAGCAAACTTCTTTTTCCCTAGAAGCTTTTCAATCTTTGCTAGGGATAGAGGCGTAGTCTCATAAAGGTCTTTCTCTTCCGTTCCGTCCTTTATAATCGTTTCAAAGGCTTTCTTTTCATCGCTCCATACTCTGCTTGATCTTCCTTCTACTGCCTTGTAGCCTTTGATTTCTTTTCCGGAAAGAAGCTGCTCTAATGCATAGTCCTCTAAGTCTTTTATCCATTTCGGGAAATCGGCCACTTTGGCCAGAATCTCCCCAATTTCATCGTTGGATAAAGTGTAAGGATCCTTTTCCTGTAAAAACATCGTAGAGAGATTCTTGTCCGCCCTAGCTCTACAGGTGTACTTCGCCTTGCAGAATAGGCAAGTGTGCTCTGACGGAGCAAACTCTCCTCCGCCTTTAAAGGCGAGGGCGGCTATAGGCTTCAATTTTTCTCCGAAGTCTATTAGGTCCTGAATTCTGCACTCCCATGTTTTAGGCTCTGCGGAAAGCCTCGGCTGCACAATCGTAAGCCTTACGTTTTCAAAGTCATAGAAGGGACTATACAGGTCATAGGCACCTAAGGCGTAAATCATTAACTGACTGTTCTCTACCGGAGACACCTCTACGCCTCGTCCGTACTTAAAATCTATGATGTGGAGGGTTTTCTCACTAACAATTACACAGTCCACAGTACCGAAGCCTTCAGGGATGTATGCGGATAAGTCAAGTTCTACCTCGATGATGGGAAGCCCTTTCTCTTCCCTCGCAGTCTCATCGCAAAACTCCGCATAGCTGTTCGTGCAAACCCCCATTTCTTCGGTGTACATCGGGTCGCCTATGAGCTTCAAATAGTC